CACATCCAAGGCGGTGGAAACGCACCGCACTTAATGTTTGACGGCTCAGCTAATGGCGGTATTTACTTTGAAGGTGGAGGACGTTGGGCGTCTTATTATAGTTATGCTGCTAACTGCTGGGGCTTTGGTACATCGGCTACTTCAAGTGCATATAATATCTATTGCCCTACCGGCGTGTACTCAGGCGGTCGTGTTGACGGCACTATCTTCTACGATAGCAACAACAGTGCTTATTACGCCGATCCGAGCGGCACATCAGCGTTATCTACCGTTACGTTTGGGTCATCCCCCAATGGCGGTGGTGGCGGAGGTCGGATTACCCCGTCTACTGGTTCGCCCTATTCAATCCGGCAAGAGTTCGGTTCAGACAACAGCGGTTGGCGTTATGGCATCGCTAAGAACGTCAGTGGCACAGTCACCATTATGTTCTACGTTCAGGACAATGGTGACTGCGTTGCAACCGGCAACGTCACTGCATATTCCGACGTCCGTCTTAAGGCCAACATCGAGACAATCCCAAGCGCGCTGGACAAACTCGACCAGATACGCGGCGTCACATACACCCGCACGGACATGGACGACAAAGAGCGTCGGTATGCTGGTGTCATCGCGCAGGAAATCGAAGCGGTTCTGCCAGAGGCAGTTGGCGGTGATGAAGACATCAAGACCGTTGATTACAACGCGACTATCGCGCTGCTAATTCAGGCTGTAAAAGAACTCACAGATAAGGTAAAAGCGTTAGAAGCAAAGGAATAGTAATATGGCACTTACGTACACTTGGGCGGTAACGTCCCTGAAGAAAACCACAGACGGCAGCGTAGACAACTTTGTCGTTCAATCCACATGGACCTGCACTGGCACGGACGAAGACGGCGACAGCGGTACCTTTAATGGTGCAACGCCATTCCCGTTGGACAGCCTCGATCCTGCCACGTTCATTCCCTATGAAGACTTGACAGAAGCCGATGTCCTTGGTTGGATAGAAGCCGTTGTTGTCGGTTCTTACAAGGAGCACGTCGATGCGCAAATCAACAAGCAGATTGCGCTAATCAAAGACCCAGTAGTGGACGTCCCCGAAGGCGATTTCCCTTGGGAAGAACCAACCCCGACACCAACACCACCACCAGCTAGTTAAATCAAAGGAGACAGACTATGAATAAAGAACTAGACCACCTCGACGTAGACAATCAGGCTGCGCCACAGGAGCCAGTTGTAAAGTTGGAACTGGCCGTCAACGACATAAACCTCGTCCTCGCCGCATTGCAGGAGCTGCCACACAAGATAGCCGACCCGATGCTGCGCAAGATCATGGAGCAGGCAAACGCCCAGCTCGCTCCGAACGGCGCGTAACATGATCGAGGAACTCATCAGCCGCGTGTTCTACGCACGCAACGTGGCGCACTTTGAGCACTGGCGCGCCAAGGGTGATGGTAGTTTCGCAAAGCATATGGCACTGGGCGGCTTCTACGACGACGTAATCGACGCAATCGACCGTCTCGTAGAAGCCTACCAAGGCGCGTTCAGCATCATCGGGAACATACCCGCTCCCGATGTGTCTGAACGCGACGTGCTAAAGCTGCTTGAGGCCGACGCGGCATGGATTGAAGAGCATCACGAAGACATCTGTCAGGGCAACCGCGCAGTGGCTAATTTAATTGACGGTGTCACAGAAGTGTATCTGTCGGCGGTGTATAAGCTACGGAACTTGAAATGAACTTCGACGTCAACACCATAGTCACTGTGCTGGCCTTCATCGGAGGCTTGATAACAGTCTGGGTCAATCTCAACAGCCGTCTGACGCTGCTTGAGGCGCGTCTTGGCTTTGGTGACGAGAAGTTCAACGCCATCGACAAGAAGTTCGACGAGGTGATGATGCACCTCCGCCGGATTGAGGACAAACTGGATAATAAGGCGGATCGATGATGAAACGGTTTCTGTTTGGTTTTGTGGCCGCCACTAGCGCGGCTTCTCTCGTGTTCGCGCAGACCGCGCCGGTATCGGTGGCTCCGACGGAGTATATCTACAACACGACCACCAATAGCACGTCGAACAACACCAACACGTCCACCAACACGAACAACAACAATTCCACCAGCACATCGACGAACACGAATAACAACAACAACGTATCTGCCAGCACTTCGGTAAATACCAACACCAATAACAATTTCAACACCAACGCAAGCACCAGCACGTCGGTCAACACGAACAACAACAATAACGTGAGCACGTCGGTCAACACGAACAACAATGTTTCGACGAACACGAACATCAACCAAAATACTGGCACGATGACGAACATCAACCAGAACACCAACGTCAATTCTGGCACGATGACGAACATCAACCAGAACACCAGCACGTCTGATAATACCAATCGGAACATCAACACCGACACGAGCAACAGCACGATCAACCAGAGCGTGAACAGCAGGTCCGATAACACCAACCGGAACATCAACAACGACACGTCGAACTCGACAATCAACAGCACGACGAACAACGTCAACCAGAACAACAACGTCAACGTCTCCGACAGCAAAAGCTATAGCGAGAACGTCTCTCGGCAGGTTATCGATCAGAACATCAAGTCGCCTCCGCCCAGCGCCATTGCGCCGTCCATGATGTCCTACAGCCAAGACCTCTGCACCACCGGCCAGTCTGGCGCAGTGCAGACGCAGATCATCGGCTTGTCGGCTGGACGCACTGTGCGCGACCAGAACTGCGAACGGATGAAGCTCTCGAAGACCTTGTACGACATGGGTATGCGCGTTGCCGCAGTGAGCCTCCTGTGCCAAGACACCCGTGTCTTTAAAGCGATGGAAATGGCTGGTACGCCTTGCCCGTTCATGGGTGCAATCGGTGAGGCTGCAACAGCGGCATGGGAAGAAAATGCTGACCGCCGCCCCGACGCAGACTAAACGTCTAATTTCGTTATTGGCTGCATTGCTGGTCAGCACATCTGCGGCTGCGCAGACTTACGAGCCTGCCTTAATCCCCCCGCAAATCAACGGCGCGCCTACCACAATGACGCCCCTCAATCTGGGTGACGATGGCACGCGGAACGTGTCTCTCGGCTTTGAGTTTGAATATTGGGGCCAGACGTTCACCGACGCGTGGGTGTCCTCCAACGGCTTTGTGTCGTTCCAGAGTGGCGCGCATCTGTGCTGCAATGGTCAGCCTATCGAAATGGCGCAGCGCAACACAATCTACGCCTACTGGTCAGACCTAATCAGCTATACGGGCAACCCATATTATCGCCGCGACGACGGCTCGATCCTATTCGGCTGGTATGGCGTGAACGAGTATGGCACGAACAACAGCAGCACCTTCGAGATTGGCCTCTTTGCCGACGGTAAGATACAACTGAATTTCGGCAATCTGGGCTTCTCCGGTCGGCGCGACTTTACTGCGGGTCTTACCGGCCCCACTGCGGATGATAACATCCCGCTCTTCTACGGTCGCAACGCGCAGTTCCTCCAGAACCAGTCGGGCCTCTTGTCGTGGATTGCGCCTGAGCCAGAGGTTGTGCCTGTTGACTGCAACGCAACGCCCATGGACCCCACTTGCCCACCGGCATCCGTAGCCATCGATGTCGGCGCACCTGATCCTACGGAAAGCACATCGGACACTGCCGTTGCTTCAGTCGAGCAGACGCCGCAGGAAGAAGTGCAGATGGAAGATGTGGCCGAGCAGGAGATTGAAGAAGCGCAACAGGCGCTGGAAACTGCCGAAGCATCGCTCGAAGCTGACGCCGAAGCTGCCGCTGAGGAGGCTGCCGTTGAAGAGGCGGTCGAAGACGACACCGTCGAAGAACTGGTGTCGGAACAGGATTTAGAAGATATTGATGACGAGCGCCTGTCCCCTGAAGAATTGGCTGCATTGGCGGCGCAAGGCCCCGAAGATGATAAAGAAACTTTAGCCAGTGAAACCTTGGCGTCGCTGGAAGGCGCAGAGAACGCTTTGGAAAGCCAAGACGCATCGGGCGCGGAGCAAGAAGCAAATGCTACGGCGCTTGAGGAGAGCGCGCAGCAATCGGCCTTCTTCGAGGAGGCCGAACAGGCCAGCCAAGCGTCGGCCTTTGAAGGCAACGCACAATCGGTGCAGGGCTTTGCTGGCTTCCAAATGCGCGTTGATTTTGGGTCGAGTGCTTCCGTTGCAGGCGGCAGCGGTGTCGGCCTTGGTTCGTCACCGCTCGACGCCGCCATATCAGTGGGCAGCCCTGTTTCGATGGCTAATACCTTTGAAATTCTGAACAGCGTCGGCGGTCAAAGCAACGCCGCGCCCGCTGCGGCAACCGCCTCATCTGAAAAATCAGAAAACGAGATGTCAGAAGGCCAATCGGAAACCATCAATGAAATGGGGGCCGTGCCGGGCTTCGCTGCGTACACTCAGACATCCCTGCAAGATAGGGCTGACTTTTACGCAATTCGTGATATATACAGCCGACGTAGGCTGCAAGACGCAAACTTTGAATTGTATCGACTGATGCAGACGAATGATGCCCGCTGGCAGGAGATGGTAGATGAGCAGTACAGATGAGGAACCCAAGGTCGCCTTTGATGAGAGCGGCTTCAGTTTTAAGATTGGTGGCCTGAGCAGTGGCAAGATTGCCATTATCTTCGCGGCTATATCGACCATTGTCGGCGGCCTCTGGGCTGGCTTCCAAGTGTATCAGCAGTTCTTGACCATGAAGGAAGTCACAGCGGCTTATGTGCCGCCTGACCTGTCTGGCATTGAAGGACGCATTTCGGTGCTGGATGAGCGCGTCACGAGCGTCGAGCGTCTGACCAAGATTAACAGCGAAGCCCTTAATTATATGACGGGCAGCATTTCCAGCAGCGTAAGCGGGACGCGCCAAACGGTTGACGCGGTGTCGAGCAGCGTTAGAAACAGCGATGCGCAGAACATGGCGATGCAGCGCGCCGTCATAGAGCAACTGCGTCAGCAGGATCAGGAGCAGCAGCGTCGCATCAAGGAACTTGAGGCTGAGACTGCCGAACGTATTCAAAAGACGCTGGCGAACCCGCTGGCCGGAAAGGACTGATGATGGAAGATAAATTAATGGACGCGCGCATCAAGGCGCTCCTCATGGCCGCCCGCACGATGGCGTTTGTCATCTGCACTATTACCGTTGCCATGATTGCTGGCCTGTTCGTGTCGAACGAAGTCATCGACAACAAGGATGTGTTCGGCTTGCTGTCATACGTCATGACCTCGGTTGTCGGCGCTGTGGCTGGCTCCTACGCCACGCTGATGGGCATGAAGGGCGAACTGGTCCCACCGCCACCGGAAGACCGCAACGACCCTGAGCCAGAAGAGCCTGCGCCAGCACCACTGCCGCCGCTCGACCTGACACCAGAGATGCAGCCTGAAGCACCAAAAACATACGACAATCCGCAGGCCACAGTCTTTATCGACGAGCCTGAAGACGACGATGATGACGATGACATGGAGCCTTGGGAGAAGTATCGCAACGATATGCGCTATGATGCGAACGGTGACGGCGTGGTGGACGAGAATGACTTTCCAGATTGGCGGAGTGCAGGGAAATGAGCCTTATAAACCTACAAGATAAATGTGGATGCCATCCAGATGGCGCGTTTGGTCCGGGGACGCTGAAGGCCGCCTGCGCGCACTTCAAGCTGAACAAAAACCGCGCCGCACATTTCTTCGCTCAGACGGCGCATGAAAGCGGCAATTTCAAAGCGTTCAGTGAGAACCTGAACTATGGCGCAAAGGGTTTGCGCGGCATCTTTGGGAAGTATTTTCCCACGGATGCTATGGCCCGTGCTTATGAACGCCAGCCGCAAAAGATCGCCAATCGCGTCTACGCCAACCGTATGGGCAACGGCGATGAAGCGTCAGGCGAGGGCTGGAAATACCGGGGCAGGGGTCCGCTCCAACTCACCGGGAAGAACAACTACCGCGCATTCGGCAAGTACATCGGGCGCGAACAGGAGGTGTTAGACAACCCAGACATCGTCGCTAACGAACTCGGCTTCGAAAGCGCGTTGTGGTTCTTTGACGCAAACAAGCTGTGGTCGATCTGCGATCAGGGCATCAACGACGCTGCCATTCTGCAACTCACCAAGCGGATCAACGGGGGCACACACGGCCTCGACGACCGCAAAGCCAAGACCAAGAAATACGCTGCTTGGTTATAAGGAGAACGACAATGCTTAATTTGAAGAAACTAATCCAGAAGGAAGCCGAGAAGGCAATCCTCAAGAAAACTGTAGGCAAAATCCTGCCTATGGACGGCGCAGAGAAGCCCGCCCTCGGCCCCAAGGCTAAGTTGGCTGGTGGTCTGGCGGCTCTCGGAGCGTTTTTCGCTCTGCTTGCGCAGTTCCTCGCTGGGTAAACAATATCTTCGACAGTCGCGGCGAAGGCTGTTATTATGCGCTAAATCTGATATAGGGGCACGTTATGGCCACTGCGATGACATTCACGACGTTGAAACAAGACGTGCAGCGCTACCTTGAGCGCGGCAATACGCTTGCGTCCGACCCGATTGTCTTTGAGCAAATCCCACGTTTAATCAACCTCGCCGAGCGTCGCATCGCCCGTGAGCTTAAAGTCGAGGGCTTCATCAACGTCGTGACTGGCACGCTCTCTGCGGGCCAGTCCGTCTACCCCAAGCCTGATCGCTGGCGCGACACGGTGTCGATTAACATCGGCACTGGCACAACAGGAAACGACCGCAAAATCCTGTTCTCCCGCGTCTATGAATATCTGCGGTCCTATTGGCCGAACGCGTTGGAGACGGACACGCCCATCTTCTACAGCGACTATGACTACAGCCACTGGCTGCTTGCGCCGACACCCGACGCAGCATACCCATTCGAAATCCTGTATTACGAACTGCCGCCATTGCTCGACGAGAGCGTGCAGACGAACTGGATCACCGAATACGCCCCGCAGCTCTTGCTCTACGGCACGCTGGTTGAAGCGACGCCGTTCCTCAAGAACGACGAACGCATCCCAGTTTGGCAGAGCATGTACGATCGCGCGGCGGCAATGTTGAACGGCGAAGACCTCGCCAAAATCCTAGACCGATCCGCCGTGCGCAAGGAGGCGTAATAATGTCCACGTCATTCACTCAAGTCTTCGGCGGTACGACGATATACCCCTCAGACGTATCGTACCTCCCGCTTGCGCTGACCAGCGACATCGTCCTTGAGTGGCCGCTTGAGGCCACCACCGGCAACAACGTCGTCGCGCGCATCATCGACGTCACGCCAACCGGCCCCTACACGATAACTTTACCTGACGCGATGTCAGTCGGCGTCGGCCAGACAATCCTGTTCAACAACCTCGGCCCAGACACCATCACCGTCGACAACGCCGCCGGTAACGCGATCCTGAGCATCGGCGCAGGTGAGCAGTGGCAGTGCTACCTCATCAGCAACACCACCGTAGGCGGTGTCTGGCGCACGTTCCGCTACGGCGCTGCCGTGGCGCAGGCCCAAGCCGCAGCGCTGGCTGGCGCTGGTCTGATCGCGACTGGGTCGACCCTCGCGCAGAATTACGAGGTCGTTGACTTCTCCATTACGCCGTACACTCTCACGGCCCCTGATCGCGCCAAGATTTTTGTCTGGACTGGCGGCCTCGGCACGCTCAACTTGCCGACTGCCGTGGCGGCTGGCGACGGCTGGTTTGTGCAGGTCCGCAACGGCGGGCAGGGCGACTTGACTATCGACCCGTCTGGCTCTGAGCTTATCAACGCGGCAGCCACACTGCGCTTGCAGCCGGGCGACAGCGCCGTGGTCGTAAGCGACGGCATCCAGTGGTACACCATCGGCCTCGGCCAGCAGGCGGTCTTCGCCTTCGACTACACGACCATCGCCGTCACTGGCGGCACGTACACGCTTGCTGGCTCTGAGCTTAACCGTATCGCGTATAAGTTCACAGGCACGCTGACTTCCAACGTCAACATCGTTGTGCCCGCGACGGTGCAGCAATACTGGGTGAACAACGCCACGACTGGCGCGTTCACGCTCGGCATCAAGACTGCCAGCGGCGCAGCCACATTGGTCACTCAGGGCGCGACAGGTATCCTGTACTGCGACGGCACGGACATCATCTCGGCCACCACGTCAGCAGCCTTTGCGGGTATTGTTCCTGTTGTCCAAGGCGGCACCGGAGCGACCAACGCACCGTCGGCCCTGACCAACCTCGGCGGCACAGGCATCGGCACGGCGGTCTTTACGGCTACCACAACGGCGGCGGCGCGCTCCGCCATCGCGGCGGCGGCCTCTGGCGCTAACTCTGACATCACATCGTTGTCTGGCCTCACGACGCCACTGAGCGTTGCGCAGGGTGGCACGAACGCCACGACGGCTGGCGCGGCGCGCACGAGCCTTGGCGCAGCCGCATCAGGCAGCAACGCGGACATCACTGCGCTGACCAACGCGGCAGGCATCCAGATCGGCGCGCCTACCGCCGGAGCGCAGGGTGCGGGCACGATCAACGCCACGGGCCTCTTCATCAACGGCGTGGGCGTCGGCACGGGTTCAGGCTCGGTGACCAGCGTCGCGGCGACCGTGCCGTCGTTCCTGTCCGTAACCGGCTCGCCGATCACGACGTCGGGCACGCTGGCAATCTCGCTGTCGGGCACTGCGCTCCCTGTCGCCAACGGCGGCACAGGCCAGACCACGTACACCGACGGGCAGTTGCTCATCGGTAACAGCACAGGCAACACGCTCACGAAGGCGACCCTGACGGCTGGGTCGGGCATCAGCATCACAAACAGTGCCGGGGGTATCACCATCACGTCTACCGCTGGCGGCGGTACAGTTACCTCAGTGGCCGCGTCGGGCGGTACAACCGGTCTATCTTTTACCGGTTCGCCCATCACCACCTCCGGCACACTGACACTCGCGGGCACGCTCGCGATAGCGTCTGGGGGCACTGGCGCGACCAGTGCCTCCGGCGCGAGACTTACCCTCAGCGCGGCTGGCTCTGGCGCGAACTCCGACATCACGTCACTGACAGGCTTGACCACCGCACTCAGCGTGGGACAAGGCGGTACCGGCGTCGCGACTGCCCCGTCAAACGGCCAGCTCCTGATCGGCAACGGCACAGGATACAGCGTTGCGACGCTCACCGCAGGTTCGGGTATATCCATCTCGAACAGCGCGGGCGGCGTCACCATCACCTCTACCGCTGGCGGTGGCACGGTCACATCCGTGGCCGCGTCGGGCGGCACTACGGGCCTCACTTTGGCTGGTGGGCCGATCACAGGGGCGGGTACGTTTACCCTCGCTGGTACGCTTGTTGTCGCCAACGGGGGCACAGGCACCACCACTCTTACGGGCCTCGTTAAGGGCAACGGAACTGCGGCGTTCACTGCCGCTACCGCAGGCACTGACTACGTCGCTCCGGGCGGCGCGCTTGGCACACCCTCCTCTGGCACGCTGACAAACTGCACATTCCCGACCCTCAACCAGAATACGACTGGGACGGCGTCGAACGTCACTGGCACTGTCGCCATACTTAATGGCGGTACAGGCGCAACGACTGCGGGCGCTGCGCTCACCAACCTTGGCGCTTATCCCGCGAGTAACCCGTCTGGTTTCACCTCGAACACAGGCACGGTCACCTCAGTTGGCGGCACAGGCACTGTCAGCGGACTGAGCCTGAGCGGTACGGTTACGACCTCTGGCTCCCTTACGCTTGGCGGCACGCTTGCCGTTACTGCTTCTAACTTTGCGTCACAATCCGCCAATACGTTCCTGTCCGCGCCGAACGGCACGGCGGGTACGCCTACGTTCCGTGCGATTGTAGCCGCTGACGTCCCAACGCTTAACCAGAACACGACTGGGACGGCAGCCAACGTCACTGGCACCGTAGCCGTGGCCAACGGCGGTACCGGCGCAACAACCGCTGGATCTGCGCTCACCAACCTTGGCGCTTACGCCGCAAGCAACCCTTCGGGCTTTACGTCGAACACAGGCACTGTCACTTCAGTCTCTGGCTCAGGCGGCTCGACGGGCTTGACCTTGACCGGCGGCGCGATCACGACGTCGGGCACGCTGACGCTTGGCGGCACGCTCGCTGTGGCCAATGGCGGCACAGGAGGAACTACGCAAGCCACCGCGCAGTCCGCGCTTGGTGTGCCTTCCGCCACGGGTTCGGGCGCAAGCGGTACTTGGGCCATCAACGTCAGCGGCAACGCGGCGACAGCCACCTCGGCGACAACCGCTACGACGGCGACCACCGCAAACGCGCTGAACACAAGCAACAACTATCAGGTTAACAGCCTCGGCGTCGGCACGGCAGGCTCTGGCACTGCCGGTGAGATCCGTGCGACGAACAACGTCACGGCGTTCTATTCGTCCGATGCGCGTCTGAAAGAGAACGTGCGTCCGATTGAGAACGCGCTCGACATCGTGACTACTGTTGGCGGCAAGACGTTCGATTGGACCGACGCCTACATCGCGGAGCACGGCGGCGAGGACGACTACTTCGTCCGCAAGAACGACTTCGGCGTCATCGCGCAGGACGTGGAGGAAATGTTCCCGCTGGCCGTTCGCACCCGCGACGACGGCACACTGGCGGTTGATTACGAGAAACTGGTCGCCGTGGCGTTCGCTGCCATCGCAGAGTTAAAGGCGGAACTGGACGAGCTACGGGGAGCTAAATAATGACGCTTAACTCTTCAGGCCCAATCAGCTTGGGTGGCAGCACTGCGGGGCAGTCTATCAACCTTGAGTTGGGTAAAGCTGCTACCGCCACGGTTTCACTAAACGACACCGATGTCCGCACGTTAGCGGGCGTTGCGTCTGGCGCTATTGTCATGCCAACCAACTTCTACGGCAAGAGCAATGTCCTTATTACTTTCAGCGATTACGGCGTTTTCGCTGCGGGTTTTGGGTATTCCGAAGCAGCGTACGCAATTTTCGGTGCTGGTGCCGCCATAGGCCAAGTATATGAGGCGCTTAACGGCGGCTCTTATATGTATGTAGAACAGTGGTGCACACCAACCAGCCAAGGTGGAAACTACGAAGTTTACGCTAGTGTGACAGCCGGTTCGGTTACTGGCACGGTTAACACTTGGATAGCGACGACTGGTAACCCCGCTTGGCTCGTAGATATTTCTGGGTCAGGAAACTCTGTGTATGCCCAACTAGCCTTCCAAGTTCGCCGCACTGGCACTGCCACGGTGCTTGATACGTGGACCGTAGACCTCAACGCGGAAGCTCTATAATGCCCGAACAAATCGTACAGATACGCTCTGCCCCCGGCATCAAGCGCGACGGCACCAAGTTCGAGGGCGACCAGTACGTTGACGGCCAGTGGGTCCGTTTCCAGCGCGGGCTGCCGCGTAAGATCGGCGGCTACCGCTCGATCAACAAGTTCCTGCGCGGCTTGCCGCGTGCGCTGCACGAGTACACGCAGGACTTGCAGACATATGTCCACGCAGGCTCGGCAGACCGTCTCGAGCGCTTCTTCATCGACGGCACGTACAACACGAGCGTCATCACCGACCGCACGCCCGCGTCGGGCTTCACCGTAGACAACGGCAATATGTGGCAGTTCGCCACGGCCTATGACACGACCAACGGCAACCAGATCGTCGCGCAAGTCGCGCCGAACCTGAACTGCATCTGCAACAGCGACGGCGGCGCGCTCTTCGTCGGCGACCTTCTCGGCACGAGTGCCTTGACTGAAGTCACCACGGTGCCCGCCAACTTCAGCGTCACTGGCGGCGTCGTCACGCTGCCGCCGTACACGTTCGCCTTCGGCAACGACGGCTACGCGGCGTGGTCCGTGCCGAACGATCCGGCGGACTTTACCAGCTCTGGCGCAGGCAATGCGTACATTACAGGTCAGAAGATCGTCAAAGCCATGCCACTGCGCGGCGGACCGGGCAACAGCCCGTCTGGCCTGTTCTGGTCGGCGGACAGCCTGATACGCGGCACGTATGTCGGCGGCACGGCGGTATTCCAGTTCGACACTATCAGCGCGCAGTCGTCGATCCTGTCGGCCAACAGCGTCATCGAGTATGACGGCATCTTCTACTGGATCGGCACTGACCGCTTCCTGTCGTTCAACGGCGTTGTGCGCGAGATCGAGAACAACCTCAATCTCAACTTCTTCTTCGATAACCTAAACTATCCGCAGCGCCAGAAGGTGTTCGCGTATAAGGTTCCGCGCTTCGGTGAGATATGGTGGTGCTTCCCGTTTGGCGACAGCATCGAGCCGAACCACGCCGTCATCTACAACGTGCGCGAAGGCACATGGTACGACACCGAGCTGCCCAATGGCGGGCGCGGTGCGGGCCTCTTCCCTGCCGTGTTTAGCAAGCCGCTCCTGTCAGGCGTCGAGCCGCAAGAGGCTGAGGCCGTTTCGGCTGCGATAGTCGCGGCAGGAACTGGCTACGCCGTAGGCAACACGCTCACCGTTGCGGGCGGTCTAGGCCAGCTCGACACGGAGCTGACGGTCACCACCATCAACGGCTCAGGCGGCATTACTGGCATCAGCATCAGCAACGCGGGCCAGTACACCGAGATCCCGACCAACCCTGCCAGCGTGACTGGCGGGGCGGGTTCTGCCGCGACGTTCAATTTGGTATTCGACAACCCGTACAAGTTCTGGGTTCACGAGGTCGGCACCGACGAGATCGACGGCCTGACGCTCAACCCGATACAGTCGTTCTTCGAGACTGCCGACCTGTCGCTGCCTGTCACGGCGCAGATCAACAAGTCGCTTCAGGCTTTGATGATCGAGCCTGACTTCGTGCAGAGCGGTGACATGACCGTTCAGGTTATGGGCCGAGCCAACGCGCGTGCGCCTGAAGTCAACGGCATCATCATGACGTTTGTGGAAGATCCACAGACGCCGCAGGAGCAGGTCGTCTTCCTCAAGACGCAGCGCCGCGAGCTGCGCTTCCGCTTCGAGAGCAACACCCTCGGCGGCGACTATCAGATGGGCCTCGTGCTTGCGCATGTCCAGCAAGGCGATGGGACGACATTGGGATGATCGACCCTCGCGGAATGACTTGGCAAGACTGGGCCTGTTCAGTTATACTGTCGGTCAACGACGCGTGGGCATTCGGCACGCCTCCCGATGAGGCCGAGTGGCAAGGCTGGGCTATAGGGCTGTTGCGTGCCTCTCCATTTACGCAGCAAATTATTCCTGATCCCTATCAGTTCTCTGATTGGCGTGAGTGGGGAATGCGTGTATATCCAATGCTCGAAGGTAAAAGCTCATGAATTACATCCCCGGCTTCAGCAAATATCTGGAAACGTCCGTGCCGCGTTACGCTATTGGCGGACGCGTGATGGATGGCGAGCGCATGATGTATGACATGGACCGTTACGGCGAGCCTATGATGTACGACATGGGCGGCTACGGTGACGGTGACACGCGCGGCTACAGCGAGCCGTATCAGTACACACCCCCCATCGAACAGTATATGCCTGTCGAGCAGCCTATGATGTACGGCGGATACGACATGGGCGGCTATAACGAGCTGCCATACGGCGGTGGCGGCATGCTGCCCGCGCCTGTTGAGCAGCCGTACCAGCAAGCGGCAGTCGAGCCGATGACGACAGAGGCTGTGCCTGCCGAAGTGCCGTTTGACCCTAACACGTTTGACTTTAGCAAACTTGACCTGAGCGGCCTAAACAACCTGTACGGGATGAATTTCGGTTCGAACTTCGGTGGCGGCCCGATGGGCGGCATATATCAAGCCGATCCTAATTTGCAGTACATCGGCGCGCCGTTATCTAACAAAGGCAATCCCACCTCGCAGACAGGTGGCAACACCTTCGCGGTGCGGGCCGACCAGCCTGTACGCCTCGTTGACCACCGCACCAACCAGATCGTGTTCGAGGGTACAGGCTTCGACGCCGCGCGCAAGGCAACCGAATTAGGTCAGGGCCTGACGGACCAGTTTGGCCGCAAGGCGAACTACAGCATCCAAACCGCAGACCCGACTGGTAACTACTCGACTGTCGCGTATGAGAAGAAGAACAAGAGCACGCTGGGCAAGATTGCTGGTGCGGTCGGAACGGCTCTGCCATTGGCAACGATGTTCATACCGGGCTTGAACGTCCTTGGCACCATCGCCGCTGGGGCTGGTCTTGGCGGCGCAGGTGCGGCGCTTAGGGGCGACAATATCCTCAAGGGCGTTGCGATGGGCGGCTTGTCTGCCGCTGGCGGTCAAGTACTCGGCCCTGCACTGGAAGCTGGAGGTAAATTCGGCACCGCTTTAGCTCCAAAACTTGCCACGGCAGTAGGTACAGGTCTCGGCTCGACCGCAGGCGGTTTAGCCACGGGCCAGAGCCTGAAGAACGCACTCCTTGGTGGCGTTGCTTCGGGCGCGCTTAGTTACGTAGCGCCCACTGTGGCCAACGAGCTAGGTCTCAAACCGATAAACCTTAACGGCACCAAGGGTACGTCCGGTTCGAGTGGTATGACCGCCGACGGCGGCTTACAGGTGACTGCGTCTACTTTAGGTACGCCAAGCATAGGCACCACTCTCGGTGGCTCGCCTAACAAAATTCAACAAGCATTGGCCGAAAAGCCGTATGACGGCCTCACCGTTACCGGCAGCAGGCTCGGCAACGCGTTTGGTGTTAACCTTGGAGGCAACCAGTTCGGCGCGCCCGGAGAAGATGTATCCGCGTTCGACCGACTGACCGACACCGCTGACCCCAACGATATCCTTGTTAAAGCAAGCCCACTTGAACAGGCAGTCCCAGCTCCCGTGAATACTGGGCTATCGCCCGATGTACTCGCTGGAATAGCTGAATTTGAGAAGAACCCTATCATCTCTGAAGGTTCTAAGATTGAGCAGGCAACCCCTGTTTCTGTCCCAGTCACGAGTGGGCTATCGCCCGATGTACTCGCTGGAATAGCTGAATTTGAGAAGAACCCTATCATCTCTGAAGGTTCTAAGATTGAGCAGCCTACCGATACCGGTGGCCTCAATTTAGATCTCGGCGTAATCGACAGGGTTTCCGGTATGGAAAACTACAAGGAGCCAATCGTTGTAGAAGGTTCTAAGATTGAGCGGCCCGAACCCACATCGGTTTCGGTGATGCCCCCCTTAGACCCTCTTCCTCCTTTGGACTTAAAGCCCGACCCCGCGCTGACAGACGAGAAGAAGCTCGGCCTCGAAGAGTACCTGCGCATCGCGAGCCTCATTTCCGGCTTAGTCGGCGGTGGTGGCGGTGGCTCAGGCCAAACTGGCACATACGGTGGCGGCGGCACAGGCCGGTTGAACCCGATCTTCTCGGCCAAGCTGCCATCCGCAGGCGGCCTCGGCGCTATCGGCGCGACCCGCACAGCGCGTCCGATGGGCGACCAAGACTGGCTGACTTACGGCACACGGCCTGAGCTTAACTTCTTCGACTACGCATCGCAAGCCAACCCTGCGCCTATCACCACACCTATTCCAAACGAGCCGAGGGGGCCGTCGATGTACGCCCCTGACGTTGACAACATGCGTTTCGCAAAGGGCGGCTCGTCTAAGCGCAGCGAATTTGCAGTCAACGGCCCCGGCACTGGCCGCAGCGACGACATCCCTGCGGTGCTGTCCGACGGCGAATATGTGATCGACGCCGAGACTGTCGCCCTGCTGGGTGACGGGTCGAATAAGGCTGGCGCAAAGAAGCTGGACGAGCTTCGAGTTAAAGTTCGTAAACACAAGGGTCAGAAGTTGGCAAAGGGCCGTTTTAGTGCTAACGCCAAGAAGGCCGAAGCATATCTGTCTGGAGGACGCATTTAATGTCTCGCAGTTCATTTCTAGCCGAGGGGGCTGCAATCCCTCAAGGCTCCGCCCTCACGGACATGACCAAGCAGCAGGTTTTGCCTGAGTGGTACTCTAACTACGCGATGGACATCCTGTCGGGGCAGCAGGCCATAGCCAACCGCCCATACGAAACTGCGCCAATGCCGCGCGTCGCGGGCTTCACGCCGACGCAGCAGCAAGCCTTCGGCATGACTGGCACCGCCGCCACGGCGTACCAGCCACTATTCAATCAAGCCACAGGCGTTGCGCAGAGCGCCGCGAATGCGCCGGGCGCGTTAAACACCGCACAGCCGTTCTTGACGCAGGCCGGTCAGACATCCGTGTCGAACATCGGCCAGTACATGAACCCGTATACCGACGCCGTTGTCAACCGCATCGGCGAGCTGGGCACGCGCAACCTCACCGAAAACCTTATGCCTGCGATCGAGGGCCGCTATATCCAAGCCGGTCAGCTCGGCTTCGGCGGGCGTGGTGGCTTAGGCGGAACGCCGTCGGGCATGATGACCGACACGGCGCGCGCCCTTCGCGACACCAGTGCCGACATCCTCGGCAAGCAGACCGAGGCGCTCCAATCCGGTTACACGCAGGCCGCTGGGCTCGCAGGCACTGACCTGTCGCGCTTCGGCACTCTCGCAAGCACGGCTGGCGATCTGGCGCGGGCGCAGCAGCAACAGCAGCTCGCCGCCTCTGGCGCTCTGTCGACACTCGGCGAGCAGGCGCAGAGCCTCGGCCTCACTGGCGCAGGCGCGCTGGGCGGCGTCGGCGCACTGGAGCAGCAGCAGGGTCAGAAGAACCTCGA